CCGAACTCATCATGTAGCACTGCTACGGTCAGTATCGTAAATGTATCAAGTGTCATACTCTTGATTCGCTCGCTTGCCGTATTCAGGTCCTTCCGGGATACATTAAGAGATATACCGGTCAAGTTCCTGAATTTTATCTCCTTCTCTAGCTCCGCTATCCCTTTCTCCTTCGCTATTCGTAATGCGTAGGCCATTCCTTCCGTTCTGGCCTGCATCTCCTTATTCCGACTGCTCATAATCTACCTCTCTTCATTCAGTTTTATGGTTTAAGAAGTATCTGTATTTCGCGAATATGACTCCTTATATTGCCAGTCTTTTCTGGTCCTAAATCAACGCACATATCCTCCAAGGCTTCCTTCAAATTTTCCGTCATATTCAATAATTCATTTTCTGTATGGTATTTTTTCAGCATTATGCCTTCTGCTGACACAAATATTTCCATAGGGGTTCCTTCACTTATCCCCACCTTACGCCTAACTTCTTTCGGAATCACTACCCGTCCCAGATCATCAACTCTCCTTATAATTCCTGTCGTATTCATTTATAATTCCTTTCTGGCATTTCACCTAAATTCTTAATATCTCTGGCTTCTCACAGAGCTCAAACTCTATCACCCATACCCACGGGTTTGCATCCCATCCGTAGAGGTCAATACCTGATTTCTTGATGGTCGAATTCCAAAGAGCTTTCATGGCCCACATTGTGGTTATATAACACTTATTCATATCTGCTTGCTCTTTCCATGTATATCCATCCGGGCATTCACAGTAGTGAATTCCTTCTTTTATTGCGTCATCACGGGACATATCCTGCAACCGCTCTACCCGGACATCCGTAACCTTTAACCAGATACGGGCGGCTTTCTTTGGCATGTGGATGGATGGGCGCCACTTAAATTTAACAATGTATCCCTTGACTCCAAAAGGGTATGTATCAGTTGCCCGGTATACATATTTTATATGACTACTGTCTGCATTCTTGATTTCTGCCCATGTTTCCCGCACATACAGGATATCTCCGGCAAGGCAAGGAGGTTTCGCCGGATTCTTCACCTTCCTTCTTGTTACCGTCTTCCTTCCGTCCAGTATTGCCCGTACCATATCCATGTTAAATAATATCGGTAACACTCTACTCATAGCTATCCTCCAATCCTTTCCCGGTATGCCCTCATATAATTTCGCATATACCACCGTTCGCAATCTTTGCAATAGCTGTTCCGGCGGTTCCGCTTTTTCATCAGCCGGAACTCTGTCTCCTCTTTGGGAGTGTGACATACACTACACATTCTCATCTTGTTAATCCTCCATACTCTTGCAAAACTCCTTATAGCACTCCGTGCACCCCAGAGTATCCACCAGACTACATGCTATGTACCCGTCCTGATACACTGCCACATTGCACTTTAGGCACTCCTTTACCTGGCAGCCTTTATATTTTGTAAACCCTGGGCAGTAATGGACCGGATAAAATATCCCGCCTCTACACCAGTGCGCCTGCTCACCCGGCTTATCCCAGTTGCTCCAGGCAGTCCGTGGCGGCTTATCTGGGTGAGCTTTATCGTATGGGTCTATCTTTGCCCGGTTGTCATCATAGCAGCCACCAAATGGGCATCGACCTGACCACCAGTATAGACAGTTCTGGCAGACACACTGGCTGCAATGCTTAAAACGTTCATTGTCTCTGGCCTGCAGGTAGTCCGATATGGTAAGTTGGCCGGTCATAGTATCACCCCCGGCATGTCAAAAATACTCATCTGATTATCGCTGTAATTCATCCATATGGTTTCTGTCCGCTTCAAACCACGTTCTGCCTGGGCCGCAATGCTTTCTTTCCTCCATCCAGTCAGCATATTGTTGTACAGGTCGTTGTCATAGCCTGATATCATTACTTTTCCCGGATGGTATTTAAGCAGTTCCAGCAATTCGCAGTGTTCCCCATCCTCCATCTCGTGTTTGTATAGATGGTCTTTCCTGGTCCCGTGCAAATATGGTGGGTCTGCATAGACAAATACATCTGGCGTATTGTATCTCTTCAACAGCTCCACGGCCGGAAGATTTTCTATCTGTGCATTCAATAGTCTATCGCTGGCCCATTTAATCCTTTCCGGAATTTCTCTCCACTCCTTCGTAGTATGCGGGCCGTTGGCCTGCTGGCTACTCCGAAACCCATTGCGATATAGATTACTGCAACCAAATCCCTGCCAACACCTGACTGCAAATCTTCTGGCACGTTCAACATCTGTAATAATTTCCGATTGTTCAAATGCTGAGTAATATTCATCCCTGGCATACGGTGTCTGTTTAAGGGCTTTCTCCAGTTCTTCATGTTTATCTCTGATAACCCGGAAGTAATTTACGACATTTCCGTCCAGATCATTCAGGGTTTCGATTCTGGCTGGAGTCTTCGAGAAGAATACAGCAAGGCTCCCGGCATAAGGCTCCACATATACCTCATGCGAAGGTATGTAACTACAAATCCAGTCAGCAATACGATTTTTTGCTCCCGGATATTTTAATATTGCTTTCATGGCATCACCTCTTGGTAAACCTCAAATGTTTCGACCCTCTCTACAATTCTCCTTCCCTTGCAACTGGGGTTTAAGGCCAGTCCAGTGTATATGTTCCGGGCGTTGCTGAACGGCAGCCACCCTGCAAATAGAGTCCATTCTTCATTGCCACTCCGTTTCCAAAATACCCCATAGCTAATTTTGTCATCCAATGCTTTCTGATTGTTCATGGCTCTTCCTTCTCCACTATGTATTCAAGGTCTTCTCCTATCCTGTTGCACATGACCACTTTCCATCCATTTTTTAGTAACTCTGACAGATATTTCATTTTCTCTTCATCATACCAGTATCCTTTTCTGGTTGGTGCGGTTCTAACAACTTTCTGCATGGTTTTCCTCCCAATCTAATCTTTGTCCGCAATTCGGGCAGTATTTATAATCGTCATAGTCAACCTCATATTCTTCTCCGCAATTCGGGCAAACCCATGTATCATATATCATATTTCCTTTGCGGTCATATCCGTCGCCCTCATAATCTGGTTTTTTCGGCGTCTGCTTATTCAGTGCGATAATCGCCAGTCTAAATGTATCCACCAAGCGATCATCACTATTGTCCAGATGTTTTGTCAGATTTCTTATGTTTTGCAATGCCTCTTTTTCATTCATGGTTATGCCTCCTTAATAGCCTTTTCCGCGTCTTCCCGTTTCATGAAAACATCGTATCCAAAATCATTAACTCCGTACCCCTCACTGCAACCTGAGCCGATTTCCCGCTCTACGTAAATACAAATACCATCCGGGAGGACTGATATTTCTGTTACTCGGCCTTCCGTTATTTCATTCTCATATTCGGCCTCCAGATACACTGTATCCCCTGCTTTGCATGGCAGATGTAATAGCCTTCCCTGGTCCACTGACTTTTTATAGTCTGCCAGCTCCTTACTGGCTCTGGTAAACTCTGCATCCATCTGCCTCACCTGCTCCGGTGTTATACCCAGGTCCTCGTACTCTACAAGCCTGTCATAGAGCTTGTTATACTCTCCAATGATTACATCTTTGCGTATACCATTATGTGTAACAAACCATCTTATAAGACCTCTAAGCGTCTTTGGCCTCGTGCCGTTTGATATCTTTTCAGTTAATCTTTCCATGCCTATACCTCCTCCGGCTTCAACGGGAGTCCCCAGCACTTTTCACATCCATCTTGGCAACATTCATTTACTCTCCACCTTTCTCCCATTTCGCGCACCAACCACGGCACATCATCCGGACATAGCTCTTGCACGATCCGGATCCGCTCTGACTCCAGATACCTGTCAAGCAACGTTTGGCCTTGCTTCAGGAGATCAGCTTCTTTCATCCGGCCAATCTGACGATCAATCTTCCGTTTCATACTATCCTCAACAGCATCCTGTATCCCCAGAAGGTGTTCTATCTGCATGATCATAATGCGTACATCTCCGGCCTCTTCTGCTATATGCTCAATCGTATAGTGATACTGCGGGTCATATTTTGCTGCCGCTGTTACCAGCTCTCCACACTCTTCGATCAGCTTAATGAGCTGTTTTTCAAGCCCATATGTTTCTGCAATAAGGGTTACGCTCGCTGCATCCAACGGCTTCTTTTCCTCCGTTCCTGGGATCTCTCTGTCCCAGCATTTTCTGCATTTCTCGTCACTTACTTCGCATATTTCCTCTTTCTTTTTTTCATATTCATATTCATAAGGACACCCATCACATCCACCAAGGCTATATTCATTAATGCATCCTGGATGTTCTTTCTGTAATTTTTCCCTATATGTCATAACGGCCTCCTTTACACACAATCGCCTCTTTTATCTCTTCTGCTGTCGCCTGGATTATCTCCAGAGCCTCTGACAGCTCGTATGATCCATTTTGTAGACGTTGGTCTACAACTTTACGCCTGAGAAGAGAAATCGTCTCCTCGAAGCTCCCACAGTATCCTATGGTGTCATAAGTTTTATTTCCTTCCTTGTCGGTCTTGCCCTTATCAACAGCAAGGGTGAAACCCATATTGTTGGGAATCGCATAATAATTTTCAATCAGGTGTACCATGTATATTCTCCTTTATCCAACCATGCTGTTAAGCATGTATTCTGCATTTTCTTTAGCTATCGTTTCCCTGACACTCTCTTCCGGGAAATGTATCTGGAAGGTGTTTTCTTGCAGCCTGTTTGTGATTCTGCGGTCATAGTTCAGTCCGTCGAGCGGAAAATTGCTTGTCAGGATGGTAGGGAGCTTGTTCAGATATCGTTCATTTAGGATCTGGTAGAATTTCTCCCTGATCCAGTCTTTTGCCTCCTCTGTCCCGAAATCATCAATCACAAGGACCTTAACTGTCTGCAGTGCATCCAGCAGATAGCCTTCCTGTTGCTTATTTCCACTCTGTCCCCAGGTACTCTTGATTTCCTGCAGGATATTCAGGGATGTGGCAAACTTGACCTGTATGCCATGCTCTAGCATAAGTGCATTTGCAATACTAGCAGCCATACGCGTTTTACCAGATCCCTTTTCTCCACTCCACAGGTACAGTCCCATACCTTTCTCAATCATAGCGTCCAGATTATCCAAGTAGAATTTAACTCCCCTGCAAGCCACAGCAGCTATTTCTCTGGATTCATCCCTTGTGTATCTCCGCAGGTTAAATGTGTTGAGCCTTATTTCTTTAAGGCTGTCAGGTAATTCTGCAAACTGAAGCCGTCTGTCCATCACCTTCTGCTCCCGGCACTTACAAGGGGTGGCGTATTCAACTCCGTGCTCGTCACGCTCATACACCCATTCTTCCCCGTGGCAGATTGGGCAGGTATCACCATTCAAATCCTTCTGCTCCGGCGCCCTGCTCAATTGCCCGTCGCACAATGTCTGTTTCATCCGGTTCAGTGTTTCTTCCAGGTTCTTCAATCTTCTTTCCCCCTTTCTGGTTTAGATACCCTTCAAATTTTGTACCAAACAACGTAGCCGGCCTAAGATACTTATCCATATCCGCCCCTTTCCATTCGGCAGACTTGATGTCAATAACCCTACGAAAATCATCAAAAGTAAATCCATCATTAATCCTGGCTCGTATCAGTCTCCGCGTGTCCTTGGACCCCACCTGGAACGATTTCCCGGTACGCATATTCAAATACTCAACGATTTCCTTGTACTGGTACTTGGAATCGTCTGCCACAGGCGCATTAGATGTTTTATTCTTTACCTTCTTTTCATTCTCTATATTCTTTTCATTCTTGTTTGTGGTCACTTGCTGGTCAGTTGTTGGTCGTTCGCTGGTCATCTGTTGGTCAGTGTGCTGGTCAATTTTCTGATAAGATTCCCAGTTAAGTATTGTAATCAGGCTGTTTTTGTTACTTGCTTGCTGGTCAATCTGCTGGTCAGTTTTGAACGCATTTAAGATTCTTTTTACCTTACTTTCGTTCACGGATAAATCAGTGGCAATTTTAAGTCTTCCGGTTATCAACTGCCCAGGCTGAAGCATTATTTTCTCTCCCTTAAACATCACCGGACAGATCCCGTGTGAAGCTTTAAGGAGGAGATACACCCATACCGCCAGATGATCAGCATCTTTGCAGACAATAGGATTCTCAAGCATTTTCCTATGTAGCTTTATCCATCCTTCCATCCTTATCACCTGCCTCAATCAATGTCACTTCGATTCTAGGGTTATGTTTGTCCACGTGGAACTCATCCGAAAACCCAACTATGTGCTGCCACCCGTCATTTTCTATCACCCGGCATTTTACAAGCGCGTCCTGGATGAACTTGTGAGCAACAGCAGCGATATTATCCAGATCTCGCCGTCTATCTGGCTCGTAGAAGGAATAATGTATCATGACTGGAGGTTTTATTGCCTGGCGCTTTAGACTCGCTCTGATAGCGTTTGAGATGAACATTTGGTATCCCTGTTTCATATCGTTGCCACAGCTATGCCCCCGGCAAAAGCTCCGCTCTGCTTTCAGATATTCGTTCAGTCCAGGAAGCTTCCCTTTGATCACGAATCTGTACTGCATATTCGCCCTCCTTCCTCCTGTTCTCAAAGGCCATATCCATAAGGTGGCCTTTTACAATCAAGTCATGTGCCCTGGAATCATCCATTTTCCGGTATGCCTTATATTCCAGCGCATCCACTGGATCTGAAGGTATCGGACGGTAGTATCCGGTATCACCGCAGATGATGCAATCTCCGTTTTTGTTCTCACGGTTTATCATCCGTCTCAAGCATCTATCTACTCTTTTCATGTCATGGTCAATTATATTCGGTCTATGTACTCCATTCTCATGGCCGTCTCCGATTCTTACATAATAAGACTCCGCCATACTATGCACTTCTTCTGGTGTCATTAGCCCTCCCTTCTCCCCGGCCGTAACCGGGGAAATCATGGCTTACAAAGTTACAAATTGTGATATATCATTCAGCGTTTCCATCATGGGCAAACGCGAATCCGCTTGTATTACAATGCCGTATACGTGGTACATCTGTTCAAAGGCTTTCATGCCCCGTTGATGTGCGATTGTGTGATGGGTTCGGCAGAGACATATTTTCCGGCTGTTACTGTCATCCACTGTCCTGCGGTCCCGGCCCATGCCGATTGCATCTACATGGTGTATCTCTCCGTCCCTACCACATACGGCACATTTTTTATGTTTGATGC